AACGCGGCTTTAATGGATCGTATTTCTCTCTCGCTAAGAACATATAGTTTGCTTAAAACATATTTTTCACTGCTTAACAATTGAACATTGAATCCGAGTTGGTATAGAATTTCAACTATTTTTATTGTTTCTTTCGGTGGTGGTTGTTCAGCTATTTTTTGCATTCCAGCTTTTTCTGCGAAGGGGTTGTATTTTGCCATGACTGCCGGCATTTCCACGTATAGAGTCCCGGCTAAAGGCAAGGTTTCTTTCACAAGTTTGACGCCTAAGCCTATTGTTCTATATTTTGGATGAACAACAACACGGCTAATAATGCTCAATTTTTCATTAAGCTCTTTCATCGTCATTTTTGGTAGGACAAGTCTGCGCCCAAAGCATGTTGGCGGTGGATGGGCGTAGACGATTACTCCGCATAGTTCCTCGCCTCGTTTTAAGCAGAAGATTTTTCGCGGTCCGGCTATTTTGTGGCTTCTATAATGGAATGCTGCGAGTTTACGCCAATCTTCGGTTGTGCCTTCTCCTATACGCATTTCCTTGACAAGGCTGCATTCCTTGGCTGGCGTGTTTGGATAATAGCTTACGGTTATCTCCTTACCGAAGCGCTTGTGGATGTGGACGCTTGGGTTTAGATCTTCAAATAGGTCTGTGTGGGTTGTTGCTGCTAAAACTGCTTTGCCCTGTTGTCTTGCAAGTTTTTGAAGGTTATAGGCTACAATTTTTGCTGTGTCCCTATCAAGGGTTGCTGCAAACTCGTCCATAATCCAGAACTGAGCGCCGCTTTCAATCATTTTAGCTATTTTGTATCGGTATTTCTGGCCATCGCTTAGCTGTTCGTAAGTGCGCAGGAAAAGGAAGGCATCGTTTAGGCCTACTCTGCTGAGAAGCTCTAAGGCTTCTTCAAGCGATTTGCCAACCGTTTCAATCAGAGGCTTGTTTGGTTCAGGCTTTATGTCTGCAATGTTTATGCATGTTAAGCCTAAATCTTGGCGTATGTCTTTTTCTAAAGCCTTAAGCAGAACACTTTTGCCAGAACCACTATCGCCCGTAATGTAAACAATGTCCGTAGGTCCTATCTGAAGCTCGACATTATCGTAAATTATGAATTTTTCCCATTTGTCTAAGCCTAATCCGAAGGCTTCAGCCACTCCGACAACACGGTTTGTAGGCTTTGGAGCAGCAGTTTCATAGCCAATGTTAATGATGAACTTGCCTGTTCGCCTGTCAAAGCGTCTCCGCCATTTTCGGATATAGAACATTTCTCTGTAACTTTGCTCTATATCAATCATCTTGTAACCCCCATAATTTGATGTTTCCGCAGCTTCTGCCTCACTTTATTCAGCTTCCGTGCTATTCGAGGAATAACAGCCAAGAATGGCTCTGGCGACATTTCCACAGTCGCATACAAGGCGAGGGCTGTGCTCCAGAACACGTCATCATGGGTTCCGCGTGGATGGCTAAAAGATATGGAGCCATCTTTTCTCAAGGCGAAGCGTTCCACGTTAAGCTCGCTTGGATAATCGCTGCGGTAAGGCTTCTCCCATGTGAAGTATGGAAAACGGTATTTGCCTTCCAGCATCCGCTGTTTAAGCAGTGAAGCCATCTCCTGTTTCCTGGGCAAAGTAAACGTGACGCCTTCCACGTTTTCAATTCCCGCGTTAGCCATATCCTCTGTGATATAGTCGCCCACGCCTGTCATGTCAACTCGGATTTTCTGGAAGCCTCCCCAACGGTCTGCTAAAGCCTTAACATAGCCAATTACAGACGCATAGCTGGTTTCAAGCGGGAAAATTTTCAAGTGGACAAGCTGGAAACGGTCTTCAACCTTTTGGATGACGGTTAAAACGCTGTAATCTTCATGCTTGCCCAAGTCTAATCCAGCGTAAAATTCGCCACGCTGAACAGTTTCAAAATCGTAAAGCTCCAAGTCAGGCGCAATACATTTGGCTATTAGGCTTTGAGGCAGCCACACGTCCTGATCCTCTGCCCATTCAGCCTCCATCTCCCTACGCCAGCGAGCAGGATCCTCTGCATATTGCTTGCGAATCTTTTCCAGTATAGATTTTTTCAAGGGTCCGTTTGGCTCTTGAGCTTCTCGCCAAGTAACATGGCTCTGTTTCCAATCCTTGAAGTCGGGGTCGTTGCAGATGCGATAAAACACGCTGTCCACGTTCCAAGGCGTGCTGCTGCATACGAATTTGCCGGCTGTTGTGCCGAGCGTGAAGAGGATGGCGTCAAAAAGCTCCGTGTCCTGGGGCGTAAGGTTAGCCTCATCCCAATAAACCACGTGCAATGTATAGCCTCTAATGCCCTCTGGGTTGTTAGGTAAAGCCTCAATTATGCTGCCATTTGTAAGATAGATAACTGTCCGCTGAATCTTCAAAACCATGCCTGGCGGAAGTTTACGGGCAAAATTGCCTATACGCCTTAAAACAAGTTTTGACTGGCGCCAAGAGGGAGCCACAACAATAATGTAGCTGTCTGGATGAGTTACAGCATACCATAAAAGCAGGGCTGAAACAATCCAGCTTTTACCACTTTGACGGCACCAGCGGGCTGCAACAAACTGGTTTTCCACAAACAGCTTAATGAAGTCTTTCTGGTATGGTGTGGGTTCAAATCCCACAATTTGCTGGAAAAACTTGACGGGGTCATCGCTTAACTTTAAAGTCTTCTCAATGACTATTTGCTCAAGTAATTTTTTGCTTTCCTGAACCTTATACCAGTCAGGCAGAAGGTCATCAGGCTTTAATTCCTTGGGCTTGGGCCTTGGCAAGCTGCTCCGCAATTTCCCTTTTCGTCTCCTCAAGTTTCCTTTCAATTTCAGTGTAACGGACATAACGCTCCAATCCATCAGCATACGCCCTATACAAGTCAGCAATAACCTTCAAACGCTCCAGCTCCGTCTTACCTAAACCAGGCTCCTTCGCCTTCTCAATGGCTCCCGCCACAACACGCAAAACATCTTTAAGGCTTGGGAGCTCTTTCGGAATCTCCAAAGGTCCTGTAATTTCAATTTTGGCAGCAACAATATCCACGCCTAACCGTTTAAGCTTCATTTTAATGGCGTCTGGAGTCCGCTTGTATTTTTCAGCCAAAGCCTCAACGCTTGTGCCTTCACGCCAAAGCCGTAGAAGCTCTTGCTCCTCTTCAGCCCTCCATTTCCTCGTCAAAACATATCCCTCAAGGTTTTTGTGTTGTTGTTACGCCGAATTTTCCAACAACAACACAAAAGCACAGCTTAACCGTAATCATGATTTTTAACCCGTTGCTGTTTAGTGCGTCTGGGACGCCTACCGCCCATAAGGAAACTTGTCACAAGCTGGTTGGCTTCTTCAGAGCTGACATAGGCTTTAACGATAACGGCTATTTGAACAGCCCAGCTTACAGGCACAGCCGTATAATCAATATCATAAAGCCCATCAGCATAACGGAAATGATTCTGCCCCAAAATAATATGCTTGTTCCGTTCGCCCAAAACGCCCAGGAAAATGCCTACGCTGATGACGGGAACATCTATGCCATGTAAGCCTCCGCTTAAGCTTTTACCTACGCTGGCGTCTGTCCATTCAACACGAATAAGGTCTCCGCAAGCCAAATTTTTAAGCTGCTGCAAAACCTTCTTCCTTTTCATAATTTCACCTTTTCCAGTCTTTTCTCAAGAGCCTCAACTTTGGCAGCAAGCTGCTTTACTGCGCCGATGAGCAGTCCCATTAAGTGTCCAGCGTTTATCAAACCGTTTTCAGTTACTTCTGGCGGAAGGCTTTCAGGATCAGCAAGAGCTATGCCTCGTTTGTCCACTTTTCCGTTGCTTCTTATTTTCTTTATCAAAGCTAAATCGTCAAGCATGTCAAACTGTCCGAGAGCCTTATACCACACAGAGTTTCCAGCTATGCAGTTCCAGTATTGCGATGTTGTGCCAACTGCTCCTTGGTCTGCTGCTGGTGGCATAGCTTGATTAAGCGAAGCAAGGTTTTGGATGCTTTGGCTGTTCATGTTTAATGCTGCGCCCATGGTTATTCCGCCGTTGAAGGTTCTGGCGTTTGCGAAAACTGTTGGTATGCGAGCTTCATCGAAAACTCCGCTTGTTATGTCGCCTGCAGCGTGGTTATGGCTTGCTGGCGTATATCGCCCGTTTGGGTTAACATACATTGGGTCATAGGCTGAGCCTTGAGCTTCAAGCACATAGCCGCTTGTGCCTCTGGGAAGCCTTGCTAATGGGAATTGTCCGCTTGTGATTATGGCTGCGTCTGCAGTTACGTTCTGTAATACACGGTCTGCTGTAATAACGATGTATCCGCCAACCATAAGCTTTCCAGCGAGGAAAAGGTCTCGCCAACGTTTAGGTGTGGCATTTTCTCCGAAGTCAAAGGCGTTATCTACCTCTGGAATCACATGAGAATTAAACAGCATATTAGAAACATGCAAGTCAACAGCATGGATTTCTTTCCAACGTTTTGGTAAATCTCCGCCTAATCCGAGAGTTCTCGCATTATCATAATCGGGAATTATATCGCCTGAACTTTCAAACTGGTTTGCCCTTAAGCGTTTAAGCCAAGTGTCAGGAGCTGAGGCTCCGCCTGACCCGAAAGCCAAACTATCTTGCGTCAGCCTTGCCCTTGGATTATCTTCGCCATAAACAAGAATGTGTAGGAAACCGTCTGCTGGTAGAAGGAAGCTGCTTGCATAAATCTTGGCAATTCTTTTCGGTCCTATGGGTGAGCCTAACTCGAGAATATTGTCTGTTTCAGGCTCCAAATACTGAGCTTTAAGCTGAAACTTGTTGTCTCCAATGCGTTTGAGGTGAACATCTGGAGCAAAAGCACCGCCTGGTCCAAACTCGAGCAGCTCCTCTGTCAGCCTTGCCTTTGGATTGGCTTCGCCTTGAACCTTAATACGCAAATCCCCGTAAGGAGCTTCTAAACCATGATAAAGCACGAGGAATTTGCTGTGTAACTCAAGCCAATGCTCTGTTTCCCGCCCGAAAACTCCATGCTCATTGTTGCTTGGAATAAATTGATGGTCCAGAACAGCGGAGCCAGCCTTATTCTTTGTGCGGAAACGAATAATGTCCACAGTGTCGCTGTAAGGACCAATATGTTTAGGTGAGATCCACCCAGTTATGCGGTCCCAACCGCCCGTGCCAAGGTTAGGCCACTGGTCGCCGTTTTCGTCTCCAGCCTCATGCCCTCGGGCGTGAATGCCTACGCCTGCACCAGCCATAGTTGGAATTTTGAACCTTCCAAGCTTTGTTCTGGCAAGCTTTTCAACCGTAACCGTTGTTGACCTTAAGCCATAAAGATAATCAGCCAATAAAGGCGGAGCCTTGCCCAACTCAAGGCTTACTTCAAGCGTTTGTGTTTTAGCGTCAACATGATATTCCACACTTTCAATTCTGAAATCGCTATCCACGTTCTCGTTTGGCAATGTAACATGGATTTTGTCTCCGGGCAAAAGTGGAGTATTGCCATAGTCAAGGACGGTGCTTTTAACTGTGAGATATTCTGCTGGGCTTTTCAAATGGTTTAATAGGGCTTTTGCTCTTCTTTCGCAAGCATTATCGCTTGTTAATTCCTCATCAACTTCAACAAGCTCTCTCAAGCCGTAAGCGTTTTGACTGTCTGTGTCTTCTTGGATGCTTTTCCATCTTCCATAGCCAAAATGGAACATGTCAATACGCCAAACGCCACTGCTGGCGTATTTTTGGTCCACGGCAATGTCAATTTGCGTTATTTTTGTCCAGTCAAAACCAGCGTCTATCCAGTCCCAACGCTCAGCATTCTGTGAACCCCATGGAAGAATAACCTTTTCCCACTCGTTTGTTTTACTGAAGCTCAAGCGTTTCTGAGCATATTTGCCATTAATGTCTTTTGCACGGAAATAGCCTGTTTGCTGATGCGCACTGTCAATGTAAATTGCAAAAATCACTTGTGGATACTCGTCTGCATTAATTTCTTTTCCAGCATTGAACTGGAAGGCGACATTCGTGTAATACATGTAGCCAGATTCTATTATTTTGACGCTTTTGGCTCCAGCATACTTAACGCTTGTGTCTAAAGCCAGGTTTGTGCTGCCAGTTAAAACAGTCCATTTGCCATATACGGCATGTATAAGCTCATCCGACCCGCCCCATCCTGTTCCCTGACTAACAGTCAAATCCTCTGTAAGCGTGTCACTCCATGGCTTGCCATCTTGGTCAAGCGGAAAGGGTTTTTCAGCAGTGCCGTAAACGTATATTTTGTTTCTTATGCGGTGAATGTCCTTGCGGTATTCACTGGCTTCAATTTTTTCGCTGAGGCTTACTGGCGAGGTTTTGCTGTTTTTTGGGAAAAACTCAAACTTTCCGTCTGGGGCTACTCGAAAGTCAAAACCTATAACGCCTTGTTTGTCTGCGGACTCCGCAATATATTTTAAAATGTCAAAGACTGGAGTGTTTTCATATTCCAATTTTGTATAGGTTGTATCGGTAGCTTCAACAAGCTCTGTAGAATCTCTGACATGGCTTAAACCAACATAATAATCAAGCAAGTCTTTGATTATCTCTTCACCCTTCTTGTTTTCGTAAGTTTTGGTTACTGTTCTTCGGAAGAGGCGTTCTCCCCAGCACCTTCCGCTAACACGTGTGTAATGTTCTGTTGGCGAGGATTCATGTTTGATGCTTTCAATTCTGCAGGTTATTATTTGCGGAACATTAGCGCCTCTGCCAATGTCGATGTGTCCATCCATGCCAACACTGAGTGGAATAGAACCATTAGGGCTATACTTTCCATTCCAATTTTGCAAAAGCAGGTCAAAGCTGCCAACCTCTTTTGTGCAGCCTAAATGCACACGGCACTCGATCACATCAGCCTGCGGAATACCATACTGTCCAAAGGCTAATGCCATCTTTGGAATTTCAACACTCAAGGCTCAACACCTCGCCTATACAGTTCCTCTTCTCCCCCTCGCCTTATGCTGGGAACACGTGTGGTTGTGGGCATTTCAGAAACAGCAGCATTATATTCCTTAACGGAATCCGTTGCTGCATTCATCTGCGAGGCGAAATATGCCATGGCTGCAGCAGCAGCGATGATAACGCCTATGCCGACACCAGTTAAAGCCAGAAAAGTCGCGTGGCTTATGTTCAATGCGTTTTGAGCGTGGACAGCAATCCATGTAGCTGCAGCCTTAATCTTATGTGCTACCGCTACCGCCAAGCTGCTTGAAGCGTTAGCAGTTTGGGCGGTCGTGTTTATGGCTACTGCTGCCGTGTGTCCAGTAGTTAAAACAGTCATATAATGTTGTAAACGGATATAAGCACTTACGAGGGTGAAGACAGCTAACATGGTCCTTGCCCATTTTGCTGTTTCCTTATCAACAATGCCCATATCTCCTGCGATGCTGATTATTGCCGTGCCCATGTGTGCTATGCTTCCAAAGGCTGTGGCAACAGTTCTTAGGCTAATGGTTGTGGCTTCAGCTTGAGTTTTAAGCTCTGTGAACCCGCTTGCAGAAGCCCTTACGCCTTCTCCCATAACCGCAGCGTCTGAAGCTATCTTGTGAAATTCGCCGCTTGCCTCGTTGTAAGCTGTTATGGTTATTGCTAACTCATTAAAGCTCATTTAAAACCAGCCTCCGCTTTCGCTTGTTCAATAGCTTCTCGGATTATCTCTTCAAGTTGTGGAAGATACATTTGGATTGCTGGGTAAAGGTAGGGTCTTGCTTGCATTCGCCTTGTGCCAAACTCAACAAACATTGCGTAGGTTGCTTCAGCGCCAATGCGAACAACCCATTCCCTGACTTCTGCGTAGATGCTTTGCCGTAAATGTCCTGTTCTGACTGGAACAAGCTGTCGAGCTAAGGCTTTAACGTCCGCAGCCCAACTTGCCAAAAGCCTATGCACATGCCTTTGAATGCCAGAATCAAAATTACGCATAGCCTGTTGAAACTCTTCAATGCCTTTAACATCGCATTTTACCTCAATGCTCATCGCAGTTTTGCCTCCCGCTTCGCCTTTTCCATTTCCTCAGCCGTTTGCTTGTCCACCTCGTTTAGGATTATTAGGAATTGGCTGATGGTTTTGGCTGGCTGCCTTCGCAGTTCCGTGATGGTCCATCCGAACTCTTTGCAGAGCCTATACTCTGTGACTGCTGGATGCGGCTTTCCTCTGCGGATTGCTCTGACAAAAAACGTGTCTCCTCAACACTTAGGCTGTTAAGCCTGTTGACTATTCTGCTGAACAATTCGCCTAAGCCTATTGGAACTCCGTTTTCCTCGCTTAGAAGCTTTTCAATAGTTATCGGCTTGTGTTCTGGCTGCTCCTTAAGGCTTGCCATTATCGTTTCCGCTTGGATAGCCACATAATCGCTGCTTTGAACCTGCCCAGTCACTTGGCTGTATTTCGTATGCTTCTGAATTATTCTGCTACGCTTAGCCCAGCTAATCTCTTGGAAAACGTAGCGTCCCTTATATT